TAGCAAGAGTTGGAGTTGTTGAAAATCCAAAAGCATATGATTCAACTCAAAATTTATCTATCGATAAAGCAAGTGCTGTTTATGGATTAAAACTAACTGGTGCTGGAGTAAGTGAGGCTACTTTTACTCCAGATAGCATAATCACTCAAACAATTGGAACTGGAGTAACTGCTGCAGGAAAAGTTGTGAATTATGATTCGATAACTGGAGTACTAAAATACTGGCAGGATAGAACTCTTGCTGGGTTCACAACCACTCCTGGTGCTGGTGTGGGAGTGACAAATCCAATTTATGGATACAATTTAAATAAATTTACAGCATCACCTTCTAGTGGGGGTAGTGTTACTATTGTTGGTGGTTCTGTTTCATTGGGAATAGACACATCATTTACTGGTTTGTCTACCTCAATAAATAATAGAACTTACTACTTAGGTCAATCTTTTACTAATGGTTTGGCAAATCCAGAGGTCAAACAACATTCTGGGAACATAATCTATGTTGACAATAGACCTTCTATCACAAGATCAACAAACCAAAAAGAAGACATCAAAGTAATATTGCAGTTCTAAAAAACTATGTCACAGGTCACCAATCTCAACGTTGCTCCATATTTTGATGATTTCAATAGTCCAGATGGGGCAAAAGAAAAAGATTACTACCAAGTTCTTTTTAAACCTGGATATCCAGTTCAGGCTAGAGAGTTAACAACTCTACAGTCCATACTGCAAAATCAAATTGAAAGATTTGGACAACACTTCTTTAAAGAAGGTGCCAAGGTTATTCCAGGCAACACATCGTACAATCCCTTCTATTATGCGGTTCAATTACAAAACACATACCTTGGTGTTCCTGTAGATTTATACGCAAGTCTTTTAGTTGGCAAGAAAATAACCGGAGCAACATCTGGAGTTACTGCTACAGTTGATAGAGCATTAGTATCTACAGATTCTGAAAGAGGAAATACTACCCTTTACATTCAATATTTAAATTCAAATCAAGTTGACAATACAATAGAAACTTTCACTGATGGTGAATTACTAACTTGTTCTGAAGATATTTTAACCGAAGTTTTAGGGTCTACTGTAATCAGTGCAGGAGAACCATTTGCATCAACCCTAGAAACAGGAGCAACAGCAACAGGATCTTCTTTCCAAATAACTAATGGTGTCTATTTTATTAGAGGAAGATTTGTATCTGTAGAGTCTGAAATTCTCTTATTAGATCAATATGATAATACTCCAAGTTATAGAGTGGGATTAAATATAGTTGAGGAGATTGTCAATTCTGATATAGACGATACGCTGAATGATAATTCTCAGGGATATAATAATTACGCTGCTCCAGGTGCTGATAGATTAAAAATATCTGTTAGCCTTACTAAAAAAGCATTAGATAATTACGACGATAATAACTTTGTTGAACTTGCCGTAGTTCAAAATGGATCTTTAAGATCTCAAAAAGTAAATACAGAGTATAATGTTATCGCAGAAGAGTTTGCAAGAAGAACTTTCTCAGAATCTGGTAACTATACCACAAAAGCATTTGATGTATTTGTAAACGAGTCATTGAATGATAGAGAAGGAAATAGAGGAATATTCAATGATAATCAGTTAACTCCCGCAGGATCTGTTCCTAATGATGATCTTGCTTTATACAGAATATCTCCAGGAAAGGCATTTGTTCGTGGATTTGAAGTTGAAACAATAAGTCCAAGTTATCTGGACGTACCAAAACCAAGAACAACGAAAACAGCAACTAATCAATCAATTGCTTTTAATACTGGATCATCCTTTACACTAAACAGAGTATATGGTGCCCCAACTACAGGAATTGGAAACACATATACTTTAAGTTTGAGAAATGAAAGAGTTGGATCGGATCAAACTGCTACTGCTGGAAAAGAAATTGGATTAGCAAGAGTATATGATTTTGCTCTAGAATCTGGATCCTATGATACAGACAATTCTGATTTAAATCGTTGGAAAATATCATTATACGATATTCAAACCACTTCAGAAATTACTGTAAATGAACCAATTACATTAACTGTTCCAACTTACATAAAAGGAAACAGAAGTGGAGCAACTGCTTTCCTCAAGGATGCCGTTACTAGTCAGACAACATTTTCTGTTTATGAGAAAAACGGAGAGTTTGTAACTAATGAATCATTCACTATTAATGGTATTAATGATACCAGAGTTTCAATAGCGGTAACATCATATGGAATATCAGATGTAAAATCTGTTTATGGAATTGTTGGATCTGCTAAGACTTTTACTGCAGACATCATTCCATCAGTGTCTTTAGATGTTGGATCTGCTGTTATCACTCCATTTGACGGTGCTGCTGGAGTAAGTACAATAACATCTACAAATGATAATTTCCCAAATAATACTTTAAAAGTAGGAACATTAGTTAGATATAGTGATCCAGATTACACTGATCCAGTTGTTGCGTCAATTGTCAGTGTTGGAACAACTCAAGTCACGGTCTCTGGGGTAACAACTGTTCCTGGAATTGCAAGGGGTGCTCTCCCTAGCAGTACATTTAATGCTACAGATTTTAAAGTATTAACTTCTAATTTTGATTATTCTTCTGACAACACACTTTATACGTTATTACCAAAACCAGTAGTATCTTCAGTTGATTTATCAACATCATCAATAAGCATTAGAAAGCAATACAGTGTAGATATTGCAGATGGTGAATTATCTTCATCAGTATCTGCTGGAACTAATGAGACATTTTTACCATTTGACGAAGAAAGATATACTTTAGTTAGATCTGATGGTTCATATGAAATTTTAAGATCAGACAAACTGAGTTTTTCTTCCAATTTTGATACTCTCCAAATCTATGGACTTGGATCTGACGATACTGGAGCAACTTTACATACAACATTAAGAAAAAATACACCAACATCCAAAATCAAAAACAAGAACAGAGTTAATACTCTGATTGTTAATGCATCAAAAAATTCTGCTTCTGGTATTGGAAGTACAACGTTAAATGATGGATTAACATATGGAAATTATCCATATGGAACTAGAGTTCAGGACGATAAGATATCATTAAATGTTCCAGATATTGTTAGCATTCTTGGGGTCTTTGAATCAACAGATACCAGTGACCCTTCTGCACCAAAGGCATCTTTATCATCTATAAACAGCCCTACTTCAAAAACAACTGATCTAATCATAGGAGAAAGATTTGTTGGAAGAACTTCTGGAGCATCTGGTATAGTTGCAGAAAGAGTAACAGATTCACAAATTTCGTTTATTATAAAGTCGAGTTCAAATTTTTCTGAAGGAGAGATAGTTGAATTTAAGGAATCTGGAGTTCAGGCTGTTATTTCCTCACTTACCAGTACAAGTTTAAATATTTCATCAAAGTTTTCCTACCAGAATGGTCAGAATGGATCATTCTATAATTATGGTTATTTGAGTAGGAAATCATCACAAGTTTCTCCATTAAGAAAGATAAAAATTTATTTCTCTAATGGATTCTACGAACCTTCAGATAATGGTGATATTACCACTGCAAATTCATATCAAGCATTTAATTTTTCAAATGAAATACCTAGAGTAGATACTATTAGAAATACTAATATTATCGATATTAGACCAAGAGTTTCTAATTACAATGTAGTAGAAGGATCAAGGTCTCCATTTGAGTTTTATGGTAGATCATTTAATTCATCTGGAAGTTCTTCCGCAAATATTTTAGCGTCGGATGAAACAATAACTATCTCTTTCGCTCACTACTTGGGAAGAACAGATAGAATTTTCTTATCTGCCGATGGTAGACTGCAAGTTTCATATGGTGTTGCTTCTGAAAAAACTAATCCTCCAATTACAATAGAGGATGCCCTAGAAATAGCATCTATTCAATTACCACCATATTTGTTTAATGTTTCTGATGCCTCCGTCAGGTTTTTAGAGAATAAAGGATATAAAATGTCCGATATCAGGAAACTTGAGAATAGAATTAAAAACTTAGAATATTATACTACTTTATCTTTGTTGGAAACTCAAACCTCTAGTTTGTTTATTCCTGATGCAAATGGACTGAACAGATTTAAGTCTGGATTTGTTGTTGATAACTTTAAAACTCTACTTCCTCAAGAAATAAAAATACCTGTTAACAATAGTGTTGATACTAAAAATCAAGAAGTAAGACCAAGACACTATACAACTTCATTAGATTTGGTATTTGGTCCTGTTGTTAATATTGATCCAAATAGAGATTTGGCATTTACTGACCCAGAAGGAAATAATATTAAGAAATCTGGAGACATTGTGACTCTTGATTATACTGAAGTTGAGTGGTTAAATCAACCATTTGCAACTAGAACTGAAAGTATTACTCCATACATTATAAGTTTCTGGCAAGCAACGCTGGAATTAACACCACCTTCCGATACTTGGGTTAATACTGTTACATTAGAACCAAAGATTATTAACACAGAAGGAAATTATTCTGATGTAGTTGCTCAGGCAGTTGATACTTTAGGATTTGATCCAAATAAAGGATTTGCTCCTGTTGCTTGGGATGTTTGGGAAACTGATTGGATTGGAACTGAAGTTTTAACTTCAACCAATGTAACTACAGACACTACTTTTAGTTCTAACGGTGGCGGCCGAAGGTTTACAGCAAATCACCCAGATGGAAGATCTGGAGGAACTTGGATTAGACAAACTGGAACATTTACTGATACAGTAACCGAAGAAACAATACAAGAAACTGTAACTACTGGTCAAGAATCTAGAACAGGAACTCAAACCTTTATCACCGAAACATACGACGTAAGTTCCACGGGAGTAAGACAGATTAGCACCGATCTCGTCAAATTCATGAGATCTAGAAACGTTCAAATTGTTGCCAAGAGGTTGAAACCAAATACTAGATTGTATGGTTTCTTTGATGGGGTTGAGGTTACAAACTACTGTATACCAAAACTTCTTGATATTAGTATGGTCTCTGGAGTCTTTCAGGTCGGAGAGACTGTAATTGGAACAATGAACAGTTCTGGACTCAATAGAAATATTCCAGGCGTAACTCCTAGAATATCTTTTAGACTTGCAGCTTCGAAGCATAGAGAAGGTCCCTATAATAACCCAACTCGCCAATATACACAAAGTCCATATTCAAACAGAGTAATTCCTAGCACTTATACATCAACTGCAGAAATACTTAATGTTGACACATTCTCCTTATCTAATGAAGTTCAAGGTGAATACAGTGGATGGGTATCTCCTGGAATGGTATTTGTTGGACAAACCAGTGGTGCTGTTGCAACATTAAATACTCTTCAATTAGTGTCTGATATTTCTTCTAACTGTATCTTTAGTTTCTTTATTCCAGATCCAAATATTAACACTAATCCAAGATTTGAGACAGGAACACGAACATTTACCTTAATTAATAATAATACAAATGATCAAAATAAAGCGTCTACAATTGGAGAAGACAATTATACTGCAAGTGGTACTATAGAAACTTTCCAAGAAGAAATTACATCAGTTAGAAATGCCGCCATTGAAAATAAACAAGTATTTGAAGAGAGAGCTATCTTTAGTTCTACTGGACCTGTTGTTGTAGATACTAATGTAACTACTTCCACAAGAGTAGAGACACAAGATAGATATGTTGACCCACTTGCACAATCTTTCTTAGTAGCAGAAGATAATGGCATTTTCTTGACCAGTTGTGACGTATTTTTCCAATCGAAAGATGATGGAGAAATTCCAGCAATAATCCAACTTAGATCCATGCAAAATGGAATTCCAACTCAAAAGGTATTACCATTCTCTGAAGTTGTATTGAGTCCAGATGAAATAAACACCTCAGCCGACGGATCTGTACCAACAAGAATCACATTTAAATCTCCAGTTTATTTAAAGGGTGGCGGCACAGAGTATGCGTTATGTTTACTTTCACTTTCCACTAAATATCAAGTCTTTATTTCAAGAATTGGTGAAGAAGACTTATTAACACAAACATTTATATCAAACCAACCATATCTTGGATCTCTGTTTAAATCTCAGAATGGATTTACTTGGGATGCAAGTCAGTGGGAAGACTTGAAATTCACCTTATACAGAGCAGACTTTGTAACTAAAGGTGATATTCAATTCTACAATCCAATACTGTCTCAAGGAAATGATCAGGTAGCAAAGTTATTACCAGATTCTCTTGATATTAATTCAAGAGAAATCAGAGTTGGCTTTGCTAATACAATTAATGATAGTGGATTAACTTTAGGAAATACTGTTTTACAGTATGGTACTAATGCAACAGGTAATTATGTAGGAAGTGCCGGATCTGCTACTGGTACTCTTAACATTATTGATGCAGGAATTGGATATACTCCTGCTTCTGGAGGTAGAACTTTTGGTGGAGTCAATCTGGTAACAATTACTGGTACTGGAAGAAACGCAACAGCAGAAATTACTATTAGCAATGGAACTGCAATTGGTGCTACCATCACCAATGGTGGACTTGGTTATCAAGTAGGAGATGTTCTTGGAATTGGTACAATTGGAAGTATTCCTACAGGAGTTAATGCACAACTTTCTGTTACTTCAATTTCTGATATAAATGAACTTATTTTAGATAATGTTCAAGGAGAGTTTGTAGTTTCTGGAGCAGGAAATACCGTAAGTTATATCAATAATTCCGGAATAACAACCGAACTGAATTATGGTGATGGTGGTAATGTTCAAATTAGTAATATTGAAGTTACAAATGACGGACTTCATATTGTAGTTAACCACAAAAATAGTGGTATGTATTTTGAAGATAATTATGTAACCGTATCTGATGTAGATTCTGATATTATTCCAACAAAACTTACTACAGCGTATAATACAGATTCTACAACTGCGATTACTGTTGAGGATGCTTCATCGTTTACTCAGTTTGAAAATGTTGGAGTTGGTACTACTAATGTTGGATATTTAAAGATTGGAGATGAAGTCATTGGATACACTGAAGTTGTTGGTAATACTATTGGTGGTACAATAACTAGAAATATATCCGGATTTAAGAAAAATTATCCAGTTGGCACTTTAGTTTACAAATATGAACTTGGTGGTGTTTCTCTTAGAAGAATTAATAAAACACACCAACTTAGTGATGCAACTGTCTCTGATCCAATATCCTTTGATTCATATAATATTAAAATTGATATGTCAGCAAATGGAAACGACAGAAGCACCGATGTTGGATTCCCCAAACTTTACTTTAATGAGTCTAAGTTCTCTGGTGGTAACCAAATAAAATCGACACAAAATATACCATTTGAAATTATTTCTCCAATGGTACAACATCAAGTTGTCACTGGAACGAAATTGGATGCTAAGATCAGAACTATAACTGGACAAAGTTTGAGTGGAACCGAAGTTCCATATCAAAATGCTGGATATGAAAATGTGACCCTGAATAAGTCAAATTACTTGACAAGCACTAGAATAGTTTGCTCAGATATTAATGAAACAAATAATCTGACAGGACTTAGTTTGCCAGGAAATAGATCATTCAACATGCAGTTAGATTTAGAAACCATTGATTCTAAAGTATCTCCAGTCATTGATACTCAAAGAGTAAGTGCTATCTTTGTTTCCAATAGAGTCAATAGTGCGATTACTAATTATGCAACTGATAGTAGAGCAAACAGTCTTTTAGATGATCCTACTGCATTTACATATATTTCTAAAGAAGTTACTTTAGAAAATCCAGCAACTTCGTTGAAGATTCTTCTTTCTGCTTATATTAACGAATACTCTGATATCAGAGCCTTCTATGCGATTAGTGATCGTAATGGATTTGATCCAGTGTTCGTACCTTTCCCAGGATATGCTAACTTGGATTATAGAGGAAGAGTTATTAATGCACAAAATAATGATGGAACACCGGATACTTTAGTTCCAAAATCACAAGCACTTGAATTTGACTCAAGTAAACTTGACTTTAGAGAAAATGTATTTACAATCGATGAATTACCATCCTTTAGAGTTTACAGAGTGAAGATTGTTGCGACATCTACAAATCAAGCATATCCACCAAGATTTAAGGAACTTAGAACTATTGCTTTAGCATAAAATGAAAAAAGAATATGTAAAAGTTTCTGGACACTCTGATTTAGTCAGAGATCCAGAAACAAATTCAATCATAAACAAAAATAAGTCTGAATATAATGAATATATGATGAGAAAAAATTTAAAGTCTGAAGAGAATCAAAAAGTACAAACAATTGAAGATGAAGTTGCTAGTATAAAAAGTGATGTGAATGAAATAAAATCTTTATTGAGGGAATTGATTAATGGATTTAAATAAAATTCATGGCATTTTTTCAGCACCCTAAATATTACTAGGAAACTTGTGAATAAATGGCACAACCAACAAGTAGAACAGAATTAATAAACTATTGTAAGAGGCAACTAGGTGCTCCTGTGCTGGAGATTAATGTTGCCGATGAGCAAGTAGATGACTTGGTTGATGATGCCTTACAATTCTTTAATGAAAGACATTTTGATGGCGTAGCGCAGACGTTTTTAAAATATAAAATTACCCAAGACGATATTGATAGAGGAAGAGGTAGAGGAGGAAATAACCCTATTGGTATTGTAACAACAACGGCAACTGCTCCTGCTTCTTCTGGAATTGCTACTACAGCGGTTACATTTTCATATGAAGAAAATAGTAATTATTTACAAATACCACCATCAATTATCGGAATAACAAAAATATTTCATTTTGATGGATCAAACACTGTAACTAATAACATGTTCAGTGTCAAATATCAGTTATTCTTAAATGATATTTACTATTGGGGTTCAACAGAACTCTTAACATATGCGATGGTTAAAACATACTTAGAAGATATTGATTTTCTTCTTACAACACAAAAGCAAATAAGATTTAATCAAAGACAAGATAGATTATATTTGGATATTGATTGGTCTTCTGTCAGTGTGGGTGATTATTTTGTTATAGAATGTCATAGATTAATGGATCCAAATGATTATTCTAGAGTTTGGAATGATTCGTTCTTGAAAAAATATTTAACTTCATTAATCAAGCGTCAGTGGGGACAAAATTTAATTAAGTTCCAAGGAGTAAAACTTCCTGGTGGAATAGAATTAAACGGAAGACAAATTTATGATGATGCACAAAAAGAAATTGATGTGATAATGGAAAAAATGTCCAATACTTATGAACTTCCACCGCTAGATATGATCGGTTAAACCTATGCTTAATCCGTTTTTTCAGCAAGGATCATTATCCGAACAAAATCTGATTCAAGATTTAATCAACGAACAGTTGAGGATGTATGGTGTTGAAGTTCATTATCTTCCAAGGAAGTATGTTACTGAAAAAACGATTTTAAAAGAAGTTATTCAATCTGCATTTGACGACGCATATCCAATTGAAGCTTATGTAGAAAATTATGAGGGATGTTCGGACAACTCTGTTTTAATGTCTAAATTTGGTATTCAACAGACACAAGAGGTAACGTTAATAATTTCAAAAGATAGATGGGAATCTTATATTCAACCTCTAATTAAAAACGAAACTAATATAAAACTTTCAACAAGACCAAAAGAAGGAGATTTAATATATTTTCCTCTTGGGGATCGTTTATATGAAATTAAGTATGTTGAGCATGAAAAACCATTTTATCAACTACAGAAAAATTATGTTTATCAACTGAGGTGTGAACTCTTCAGATATGAAGATGAATTGATTGATACTGGTGTTGATGAAATTGATGATATTTTGGTTGGAAATGGAGAAGATGGTTTAACTGATGATGGAATATCTACCATCTTGGGAATAACTCAAACATTAACACTTATTGGCGTAGGTGCTACTGCTACAGCAACAGCAAGCATTGTAGATGGTGGTATTCAATTTATAACAGTAACAAATAGAGGTGGAGGATACAGTAGT